GTCTATTAACTATTGTAATGCTGCCTCCAGCACCTTGTGTAAATGAATTCCATAATGTAGGAAATCCACTTGTTAAACTCTTTAGGTTTGGATTTGATATGTAGTTAGGTGAGTAACTAATATCGTATCTATAATTGAAATTGTTATAACCTTTTTTAAATAGCTTTATTTGGCTATTATTAGTAAAATATAAACCGCTTACATTTCCTGTGTATGGTTGTATTTCGCTTAAAGTATTAAATGTTCCTGAATCTACTAATAAGCCATCTGCATCGTATTCCGTAAAGTAAGTGTAAGCAAAGTATGGAGCAGCAGCAAATTCATTAACCGCTACAATATACCACTTGCCATTGGCTTGATAAATTTTGCAACCAAATGACTTTAATATTTTAGTCAAAACAATTAAACAAGTTTCGTATGTTTCATCATCATTTTGAAAGTAAACAGGTCGTAAATAACTTTGATTAAATGGTTCATATTCGCTACCATCACCACGATTATCCATTCCAGCTGCATAATAAGAACAAGCAGTAATTAAATTCAATCCTACTGGAAATCCTATTTTAGCCAAACAAGAATATAAAAAATAAAGTGTGGTTTGTGGGCTTAATTTTGTGTTACCTGCTACATTAGTTTCAACATAAGTAAATGGAATATAATCTAACATTCCAAGTCCATCAATAGCGTTAAAAGCTAATTCTTTTCTACCTGTGGTAAATGAGTATTGAACTAAATCACTTAAAACCCAACCTTGCCAATAAATAACACCATCTATAAATAACTTAACTAAATATTTCCTATCATTTAAAGTTGTAAAATCAGGCATATTTTCAGCATCATCCGTTACATCAATACTAACATTTAACTGACTTGCATAAATAGGTTCGTAAATATCATCACTTCTTGGTATGTATTGTAACTGAATTGCAGTTGCAGGATATTCAATTACCGCAGCAACTACTTCATCAATATACATTTCTACAACCGCAACTTCATTGTTTTTGGTTGCAGCAGTTATTTGGTATTTTAAGTTATATGCCACCTCGCCTTAAATTTAATGATGAATTAGACCTTTGTAATGCTAAAACCAAATCATTGCCTCTTAATACAAATGAACCATTGCCACCCATTCCACCAGCACCACTCATTGCACCTGCATTAAATGTTGTGTTAAGCATTCCCTTTAATTTACTTAATGGCAATACTGCTTCGCTTTCATTTCCTTCGCCTATTAAAGCGTGAGTTGGTCCTGTTACAATTCCACCATCAGCCATTCCTAATGCCTTCATAAAATATCCACCAAAGGTTAAAGCTCCAGCAGTTCCAGCGTTTATTGCTGACATAATCGCAGCAAAAATAGTAGCTTGTAATATTGCAGCTACAAATTGTTCAGCTAATCTACCTAACATATCACCTACCGCTTGTAATCCTGTTTGTCCTTGTTGTAAATCTGCATACATTCCCATTAAAGCACCTGATACATTTCTTGATATTGAATTAGCAAAATCCTCATACGCTTTTTGAGTTTTCTTTAATTCTGCTTCATTATCCATTAGTTTTTTGGTATTTGTAGTTAAAAACTTACCTAAACTATTTTGATATGGGTCTGCTAATTCTTTTTTTGTAGTTCTGCTAAATTCACTTTCTTTTACAGCTTCTTTTTTATAAACAAATGGAATATAAGATGTATCTATTTTCTCAAACCTTTTCTTGTATGTTTCAATATCCATTAATTGTTTAGCTAATTCATATTTCAAATTAGCAGAAAATTCTTTTAATGAATCTATTGTTTTATCTCCACCCTTTTTAACTGTTTCAGGAGTAGGAGTTAATGTAATTGTATTTAATTGCTTTGATGTATCTGCTTCAAGTTTAGCAATATTCTTTTTAATATTATTACCTAAAATATCATATTCATCATTAATTCTATTTTTTTGTTCAGTAACCGATACCCTTCTTGTTGCAAATCCTGTTCCTTCTAATTTTTCGGAAGTAATCTTTTTTAATTCTGCATTTCTTTTCTTTTCATTTTTTATATTTTCTGCATAAGCAATATCTAATTGTGCTAAATTATTTTTTTCTTTAGCAACCGCATCTCCTTGCATTGCTGCCTGATTTACTAAAGTTTGATAATACGCTTTATCTTCACCTAATTTTGCATTCTTAATTGCAGTACTGTTGCTATATAATTTTTGTAGTTCTTTTAATGCTTCTTCTTGTGCCGTTTTATCACCACCTACAATCGCTTCAGTTAATAAAATACCTTTAGTTCTTTTTGTTTGTTCTTGACCAATTAATTTATAAATATCATCAGCTACCAATTTAAGTTTCTTTCTAAATTCCTCTAATTCTTCTGTTGGTCCTTTAAAGAATTCTGCTATTTCTTTACTAAATGTAACCGCTAATGAAGATACTAAACCAATTGCAACTCCAACACCTGCTGGACCAATTAAACCAGCTGCCATTGCTTGTAAAGCCTTTTTAGTTCCACCTTCCGTTTTAGCTAATCGTTGGAACGATTCAACCATAGGATTCAGGTTATTCGCAATACCCATTATCCCATAAGGTGCATCTTGAGCAATTCTTGAGAAGTTAATTAATGATTGCGAAGCATCCCCCATTGGTTTACCAGCCTTCTGCATTCCCATCTCAAGTTTTCCAATAGTTCCATTTAAACTTTTAATCTCGTTATTGAGCATATTAATCTCAATAGTGTTCGTAGATTTCTTTAATTGTGCTTGAAACTCCCTTAATAGATTTTGAGATTTTTGCAATTCGGCTTGCATCTCACTAATATCCATCCCAATCTTGACATCAAAACCAACATTCTCTGCCATAATATTTTAATTTACTCCGTACAACTTTAAAGTCCTTGCCAATTGGTCGCTTGTTAGCATTACCTTTTCTTCTTCTACTTCCAAATCATCAATCGCTGGTATATGCCAAAAAGACTTCATACTCTTGGGTGATTTTTCAGCGGTGTTACTTAAATATACAATATAGGCAAGGTTTCTAGTCCTTGCCCATTCGTTTAACTCTTGTTTTTCCTTACCCATTACGATAATAGAAAAGTCTTTCCAAGTCATATCCCAAAACTCATTGGGTCTTATATTGCATTCAGCAGCCTTAACTAAAATATCATCCCACCCTAACTTTATTAGACTTTTTTTTTTCTTCCTTCGGTGTTCCTTGTACTGTTGTAACTGTGCTTTCAACAATATACTTTAAGTACAAAAGGACTTGTCCTTCAGGGTTAAAAATTCCGCCTATTTCATCAATCCAATCGCAAACATCATCTTCGGTAAATTCTACTTCTTGTTTGTTACTTATACAAACGGATTTGTAACCGATATGTATTAATTTAACAATATTGTCCAAGTCGTATTGGTTACTACCTAAAAACTCAAAGTACTTATCTATGGTTATGTCTTTTGCTTTGCAAAATTCCCTCATTGACCAAGTACCCCATTTTAATTGAATTGTTTTGTTGTTTAGTTTTAATTCAAACATAGGTTTATGCAGTTTCAGTTTGTGTTAATGGTGGCAATGTTACTACGAAAGTTGCAGTAAATTTAACATCATCTTTATCAGCAGCGTTTACTTCAAAATCGCTAATAAACACTTGACCTGAATAAACAATATCACCTGTGGTTGGTGTTGCTTTACCCATCTTCATATTAAAGGCAGTTTTAGCAGCGTGAGCAGCATACAATTGTTGGTAAGAATCCTTACTTGGACTTCCTGTTTCATCAATTGCAAATCCTTCGCCTTTGAATGATTGTGTAAATGAAGGACCAGCTTGAAATTGGTCTCCACATTTAGAAGTTGCATCAATAGTGTTTACTGTTGATGTCATTGAGTTTGTTGTAAGACAAGCAACGGCTTTGAATGTTGCGTCATTGTCTATGTCAGCGGTAAGAATATAATCTCTTGCTGATACTTTTGTTTCTGCCATTTTATTTTAATTTTGAGTTATTATTATATTATAAGTTATTATCGTTCTAAATACATTGTCCAAAGGGTTTAAACCATCTAAATTTCTAATTGCACCAACCACCAAACTTGAAGCATAAAACCCATTTGCAAGGGTTATATTCGTGTCGGAATTGATTGCAGTTAGTATTAAATTGCTTATTGTTTCGGCTCTTTTATATCCAAAGTTACTATTTTTTATGACAATGTCAACATCCATAGTAACGGAGTTGGTGTAACTGATTTTACCTTGTTCCTGTGCGGATGTTCTGCCTGTCATAATTATATATTCATCAGTTGCAGAATCAGGTGCTATCCCATCATAAACAGGCAATGCACTTGAACTTGTTAAGTTGGTATAAAACCATTTCTTTACTTCAATATTAGGATTTAGCATTTAGTATTCTTTTTATGTTAGTTTTTAACTTTGGTATTTCTTGTTCGTATGCTGGTATTAAAAATGGTTGTGGTCTTAATCCTTTCCTTAATATGCTTAAAGCAATAGCATAAGCAGCTGATTCGTTTTGCTTTTGTTGTATAGATTTGTTGCCTGTTCTTCTACCTGTCTTTACACTATATGTTCCAACAATACCCTTTCTTTTAACCCATTGCACTAATGCTTCAAGTAATTGTGCAAATGTGCCACCTTTATTACCTTTAAATTGTCTTGCAAATTGTTCATATCCAACAGGTATTGTTAC